GGTAGCACCAGTTGCCCCAGCCGAGATCGCTTGAGTGAGAGCTATGCCAGCCGTGCCAGTTGCATAGTTCGCTTGGCTCAGCGCGGTCGCACCAGTCGCTCCAGCAAAGACCGCCAGAGTGAAGGCGGTAGCAGCTGTACCGCTCGCATAGTTCGCTTGGCTCAGCGCGGTCGCACCAGTTGCGCCAGCGGAGAACGCCTGCGTCAGGGCTGTAGCCGCGGTCGCCCCGGCTGCGGTCGCTCCGGTCAACGCTGCACTCGCGGTTCCTTGCGCGACGATCGCCGCGTTGTTCGCAGCCGTGGCACCTGCCAACGCTGTCGCCGCCGCAGCCTGAGCCGCGGTCGACCCAGCCAAGGCAGCAGACGCTGTTCCGCTGACAGCGTTAGCCGTGTTTTGAGCTGCGGTCGCCCCAGCGAGGGCGGTGGCGGCGGTCAACGCCGCGGCAGACGCAGTCGATCCGGCCAGAGAAGCGTTCGTCGCCGCCGACGTCGCGGTCGTCGCCACGGTCGACAGCTGGGTTTGCGCCGCAGACAGGTTAACGCTTCCGCTGCCGGTGCCGCCCGAGGCGTAGAACACGCTGTTCCACGTCGCCTGGATGTTGCCGGTGTTGACTGCGGCGGTGCCCGACACATAGTTGACCGCGGCTTGGACGTCGCCGGCGGTCGCCCCGGTAGCTCCCGTGGATCCGGTTCCTCCGGTGGCGCCATAGGTGCCGGCCACGATTGAGTTCCACGTCGCCTGAATGTTGGCGCCGTTGATCGCCGCCCCGGTCGCCCCGGTGTTGGCTTGGGCGTAGATAGCGGCTTGGGCGTTGTAGACATCGACAGCGGGGGCGGTGGTGGTGGTTCCTACGGGCTTGTTCTGGGTGACGTCGACGACGATGAAGGCGTTGCGGTACGCCTGCTGTGCTTGCTGCTCGAGGGTGGCGGCCCAGCCGTTAAGCCAGTTGAACGGGGCGAAGTGGAAGTTCTGCCCCAGCACGGCGAAGTCGAAGGACACGCCGCCGATCGCTCGGGCGATAGCCGCCAGGATCAGGTCGACCATGACGGTGCCGACGGCACCGACCTGTCTGGGGGTCAGCCGGTTGATGCCGTTAACCTGCGGGGCAGGCTGGTGGATCGTCTTGTTCGCCGTGATGTTCGGCGTGTACGGAGTCTGCGGGGCAGTCATCGCGTTACGGGACCGGGACTACCTCAACCATGAACGACGTCGTCGCCGCCGCCGTCGTATACGCCTCGGTCGTCGAGGCCTGTTGCTCAGCGCGCAGATACACGGTGACCCCGGTATTGGCTGAGATCTTGCCGACCGTGGACGCTGAGCCCGCCGGCGGACCCGAGGACAGCGAGACGCGGTCGGTGATCGCCCCGGGCAGGCCGAAGCCGCGGCCGACGATATCGCCGGAGGTGGCGTCGCTGATGCGGGCGATCAGGTCGACGCGGGTGTTGGCGGTCCCGCCGATGATGCACTGACCGGAGACGCGCAGCCGGTAGTCGAAGGCGGGTGCCGGCGACACGGTGACCGAGGCGAGGGTGCGGTTCTGGCCATCGGTGCCGGAAGTATTGGACAGGGTGTTGGGCCAGTACTGGCCGCCCACTCGGGGCGCGGCGAAGGTCACCTTCCCGACTCCGCCGACCGTGGTCTTGACCAGCGAATAGCCGTCGGGGCCGGTGCCGGTGATATCGCTGGCAGACAGAATGGAGCTTGAGCCGGTCGCCCCCGGTGAGCCTTTGTGGAGGGCGAGGTTGAGGGTGTATTCCGGCGGTGTGCTGTTGGTGGCCGGGGTGGTGAGGGTGAAGGTGGCGCTGTCGGTGGTGGGGTCGTCGTAGGCCAGCGCGGTCAGGTTGATGGTGGAGTTGATCGTGGCCGGCTGGCCGGGATCGCCTTTGACCAGTGCGGGAATGTTGGCGATACCGCCCTCGGGGCCGAGGAGGATGACCGCCGACTGGGTTGCCGGGTCAAACGATTTCGCTACCCGAACCTGGCCCTGCCAGATGTAGTAGTTGGAGTCTTCAGTCCATACCGCGTTCGTCATGTGTGGGCTTCTTTCCTATCCTGGGGTGATGGTCAGCGTGTTGATGGCTTCTTGCACGCCGGTGATCAGGCGCTGGAAGCGTGCGATCGGAGCCTCTTGTCCCTTGCCGTCGCCGATTTGAGCGATCACCTTCGTTCTCTCTTTGCGGTTATCTGAGATGACGATGTTGGTGACGTAGTCGGTGTAGAGGGTGTTGTCGGAGAGGTCGGCGATGGACATCATGGATCCGAGGAAGATGTCGCGGCCGACGCTGTAGGGGAATCCGTTGCGGAACTGCACGGTGCCGGCCCGGTATCCGCGGGAATCCCACATCGCCTGAATGAACGACATCAGGGCGTCAATGTTGTAGGGGGCTGAACCTGTCGGAAGGAACTTCTCCGGCCGCCCATACGGCCCCATGGCGTTGCGACGGTCGAAGTTCTCCACCAGCTGGAAGGCCAGAAATACGTCATTGAAGATTCCGTCAAAGAGGTTTGACGGCACACCGGTCAAGCCGATGACGATCATGAGGCAGTCAAGAATCCAGGCGGTGGTCGCGTTGATCAGATCGTTGATTCAGAGTTAGCCCTCGGGCCTGCGCCCCCCGGCGGTTAGGCCGAGGGGCACAGACCCATTTTGGACTCTTACCTCCGACTATGATCTGCCAGCCTTGCGGATGGTGATCGGTGATCTCAAACGATTCCATCGGGCCGCGCGGATGGTCAATGAGCACAGCCCACGGCTGCACATAGTCCACGCCGATCGCCGGCGCAATGTACACCCCGTCGGGGGCGTATTTGCCTTCAGCGTTGAGGAATGGTTGCAGCACTCCACCCAAGACGCTGCCGCCGAGGTTCACGACCTGTTTGATGACCGAGTCAAGGATGGTGCCGGTCGGGCCGGTGACGTTGGATCGGTCGCTGACCTTCACCACATACGTCGGCACGGCCAGCCTTGAGTAGGCGTCGGGCTGGGCGTCGCCGGGCAGCCACAGATTGACCTCAACGGTGACGCCGTAGCCTTTGAGCACCTTGTCGATCGCGGCTGCGGCGGACTCCATGCGGAACGTGTGCGCCACGAACGGGCTTGAGTCAAGCAGGAAGTTATGCCGGATGACATAGATCGGCGTGGTCAGCATATCGAAGATGTTGCCGCGCGACTCGAGCACGGTTCCGAACCAGGCACGCCAGTCAAGGTTGAGGGATACGGCGTTGTTGACCAGTTCCCACAGACCGATCTGCAGCCGCCAGGCGTTCTCGGCGATGATGGATTCGATCACACTGCAGATCGGGCCGAGGTAGACGGCGCGCGAGGGCAGCTGCGCTGCGATCGGCGCCCAATAATTTGGCCAAACCTGCAGGTACGAGAGGTAATCGTAGAGGCCGAGACCCTTCACTTTGAGGGTGCGTTGGCCGTTGTCGAGGGTGTAGGAGCAGGTGTCGACGGTGAAGGCCCAGCGCACCGATCCGAGTTCCACGGTGATGCCGACGACCTCGTAGCGGCATTTACGGATCAGCGGCACAAGCTGGTCGTCGCCCTTGATGGTGAGGTTGAGGACCGGGACTCCGTTGCGTGGCTGCGATGCCGACAGCTCAATGTAGTCGGCGCATTCTCCGATGCAGTTCCAGAACTTGTCGTACACCTTGACGACCAGCTCGGTCGGCTCGGCTGCCTGCCGGCGGGCGAACAGCGTCGTCGTCTCCACCGAATGCGAGTCGGCGGACTTCAGCGCGACCGCGACATCGTTGAGCGTCACATCGGCCATCTGCGCCTCGGGGTGATCGCAGCCACGACCTTCGATGAGGAGTTGCCTCCGGTGATCTGCACGCTGATGTAGGAGGCGCTGGGTGCTTCGCCGGGAACCTTCGCCGGGATCGGGTTGGTGAATCGGCCGGACAGCAGAGAGTAGAGGGCGGCCTGCGGTGGCAGGATCCCAAACAAACTTTTGAACGCCTCGAGGAATGGCACGGTGTTGTTATTGGTCGCGAACGTCACCAGTGTTTTGACGAACAGCTGCGCCGGTGTCAGGTTCTGCGACGGCAGCGCTGCAGGGGTGACGTCAACGACGGTGCGCCGCCTTGGCTCGGTTTCGATCAGCACGACCTGTCCGTCGAGCAGTGGGCCGAAGGTGACGGTGTCGGTGTTGTTCGGGCCGTTGCCGAGGGAGAATGTTCCCGGCCCGTACAGCAGGAATCTTGGCCACGCCTCAACGTCGCCGATGTTGGTCAGTGGCAGGAAGTTGGCGCCCTGATCGGTGGACTGGTTGACTCCTGCGGTGATGTAGCGGATGTTTGCGGGGGTGGCTTGAAGTGTGGCGGCGCCGCCGGCCAGAAGACCGAATCCGACACCGCGGTAGGCCGACCCCAGCACGGAGACGTTCTTGTCGTCTTTGAACGTCAACACTTTCGCGTTGTTGCGGTAGACGCTGAAAAGGCGGGAGTCGCCCTGATTGCCGCACACCAGCCGCCAGCGCTCGAAGATTTGAGGCGGAGATGCCAGTGTCGCGGTGGTCAGCACTGTTTTGACGTTGTTGTTCCATGCGGACAGCTCTACGGAGGTTTGGCCGATGCGGGCTCGGATGCCGTAGCCGTTCCACGTTCCGTCGCTGTTCTTGCCCATGCGGCCCCACAGGTCGTTGTAGGCGGCGACCTGGTAGGTGATGTCGGGCATGGTGCCGAGCTGGGTGGAGATGACTTGGTTGTCGGTGCCGGTCACAAAGTTTTTGTACGGGCCGGCGACCACCTCGCGGGTCGGGGTGTTGCTGCCGGTTTGGTCTTTCCACCCGGCCTCGAGGTTGGTGGTGACGTAGGCGACGCCGGTGCCGGATCCGACGTATTTGAGCGGCCAGTTGGTGCCGAGGCCGCTGGAGATCGCCGACGAGAACAGGACCGTGAGGTCGTCGTATCTGAAGTTATAGGTGGCCACCGAGTCGTAGGTGCGCCAGAAGGCGTCGTCGATGCGGGCCGACCACACGAATCGCTGCCGATTTGATTGAGCTCGCATGAGGGTGTCGCCGGGTGCTTTGAGCCAGCGCACCGGCGCCCACCACAGGCCGGTGTCAAAGGTGAAGACGGACAGCTCGCCGGTCTGGTGGGCATCCCATGAGGCGATCCAGTCGCGGATGACCCGTCGGGTTGCCTGCGGGGTGTTGCCGTGCACGTCGACGACCATGTCGATCTCGGCGGGCTCATAGACAGCATCGTTGAAAGTGACGCCGTCTTGATTCGCCCCTGCCTGATCAAGCAGCCGCCAGTTAGGGGTTAACCCTTTGAGTGAGTCTCGCGAGACGGTGACACCTTCCTGCACGCCGATGATCGGCGACAGCGCACCCATGAGATGCCAGGTGATGTTGTTGTCGTAGGACTTGTAGACAATCATCGGCTCTTTGCCCTCAATGAGGCGGCGAGCTTGATTGCGGGTCAGGATCCCGGCGGGGTAGGAGATCATATGAGCATCGCTCCGGCGAGGACGGGTCCGGCGCCGCGGGCGTTAGAGATCATCTGATGGTAGGAGATCTGCTGCGCTAGGGATCGACCGCTGTCTGGGGTGTTGTTGACGATCTTGTCGATCTGCACCATCGGCGCATTAGGTTGGGTCACTTGCCCGTTCTGCTGCAGGGCGGCGGCCTGCTCGGGGGTTTGCGGCGGTGCCGGCTGGCCGACGGCGGCGGGGGGCTGCGGACCTTGCGGGCCGCCCATGCCCGGGGTGGCGTTCTTGGCCGGGTCGGTGAGCTGTCCCGCAGCGTTGGGTAGGGCGGGGCGGGCACCGGAGAATCCTGAGGCCAGCTTGCCCAGCCATGACTTGCCGGGATCGCCGACCGCCGAGCCGTGCGGCAGGAATGTTTCCATCAGTCCGCCGACGCCGATCGCTGCTAACTGTCCGCCGTAGGCGATCGTGCGGTTCGCCAACTGGATGCCGATCTGCGCCGCCTGCGATGCGCCAGGGGCAAGGAGGTCAAGTCCGGCGGTGGCTCCCATGATGGCCTGCATCGGTAGACCACCGACACCTTGGAAACCGCCGCCGCCTGTGGTTGCTTGCGGTACGGTCGGCATCTGGGTCTGATCAACCGGGCCGCCGGCGGCATACCCGCGGACCAGCTGATCCACTCCGCCGGGGCCGCCCATTGACGAGACCGCATCAGCGGGTAGGACGTACTCGCCGTTGGACAGCATTGCGGGGATGGAGTCGCTGGTGGTGGTGCCGGGGCCGACGACTGATCCGGCGCCGGGCATGAAGTCGGCGCCGGAGCTCAATCCGAGCGGGGATCGGCCGGCGGCGATGTTCTGGGCACCCATGATGCCGAGGAGACCGGATCCGCCTTTGATCGGGTTTGCTGCGCTGATCGCCGACAGTTGACCGACCATCGGCGCTATCGCCATGTTCCCGGCGAAGGTCGTCAGCCACTTCGCCAACCCGGGCAGGCCTTCGCCGAGGCCGAAGTCGTCGGCGAGCTGCGAGAAGCCGCCAGTGCTGCCGGCTTGGGCTTTCTGCTGGGCGGCTTTCTGTGCCTCGCGGAATGTGCCGAGCTTGGCCTGCGCCAGATCGTCCTCGGCGGTCTGTGCCTGGTCGATGAGTTCGTTGCGACGTTTCTCGGCTTTGGCAACCTCCTTGGCCGCGTCAGCACGTTTCTGGCTGTCCGCGGTGAGGTCGTTCTCAATCTCTACCTGTCGGCGCTTGGCCTCAGAGATGGCGTCGTTGGCTTCGTTGATGTTGTCCAGAGCGTTCTGGTAGCGCGTGGTCGCCGACTTGACCCGATTCGGGTCAGACAAGTAGGTGCCGGGCTTGCCGAACTGGTCATAGCCGGGGGTCGATCCGGCCGGGACGGGCGCGTACTGCGGGCCGAACGGGCTCGGGATCATCTGCACCGGAGAGGTGGTCGCGTTGGCCGGGCCAACCTGATCGGCGGCAGGGAAGTCAGCCGTAGACGGCGATACGGGGGTTTGCGGAGTTGGCTCTGTGGCAGGGCCGACCGGAGCCAGCCCTGGTGTAGCCGATCCGGCCGCAGGGGCTAGGCCGCGGTGTTCTCTCTGTGAGGCTCCGGTGGGGTACTGGTTGCCGCCTGGGGTGGGGATGACGATTCCGCCGCCCGACGGCAGGTAGTAGTGCTGAGTGAATCCCTGCGTGGGGTCAAACGCTCCGCCTCCGGCCATGCCTTTGGCGGCTGCGGCTGAATCGCTGCCCCAGTTGAAGTTGGTGCCGCCGGGCAGGGTGGCCTGCATGTGGTGATCGTTGAATCCGACGTTCAGCGACCCCGGGACCAGATCATTGGTCGGAATGAAGCCATGCTCAATGAGCCACTGCGGAGCGTTGGACGTGGACAGCGATCGGCCTGCGGTCGGCTGGCCGTTCATGATGTCGACAAGATCCTCAATGGCGCTAGTGCAGTCGCCGAGGCCTTGACTGAGGTCGCCGACTCCAGGCTGGGAAACGTATTTCCCGGCCTGCACATGAGACAGAAGATCCTGATCGCTGCCGCCCCAGCTGCTGCCACCACCGCCGGCGCCCGTATTGCCGCCGACGATGCCCAACGATTGCAGTGCCTTATAGGCGGCGCTGTTCTTCCACCAGTCGGCTTGGCCCCACTCATTCCATGCGCTGGTGAACTTCTTCGTCAGCTCAAGTGCGGAATCTAGTTGCGCGTTCATCCAGCTGAAGAATGATTCGGTGACCGGCTTGAGTTCGACGGCCATCTGATTCTTGAACTTCTGCCAGTGCTCGGCGAAGTCTTCAGTTGATTTCGTGGCGTCGTCGATGCTGTTCTTGACGCCTCCCATGGAGGTGGGCAGTTTGTCCAGCTCGAATCGGCTGTCGATGATGGACTGCAGAATAGGGCCGAAGCCTTTGCCGAAGTACTGCTCGGCGAGGTCGCGGGCGCCGCCTGCGCCGAGGTCGTTGCCTGCATCGTGGAGGGCTTTGATCTGGGTGACCATGTCGCGCAATCCCTGAATGGGATCTTTACCGGCGCCATTGAGTTGTTTGAACGCGAAAGTCAGACCGCGCAGCGCCTGATCGGCCGGGACACCAGCCTCCTCAAACAAGGAGATGGTCGCTGCGGCTTGGGTGGCTGACATTCCGAAGCCGGACAGCACCGTGCCGCCCTTGTCGAGTGTTGCGATGAGGTCGTTGACGGGGATGCCGGTTCTCTGGAATGTGCTGTAAAGCTCGTTGAGAAAGGGAACCTGTTTTTCACCCTCGACTCGGAACATGCGGAAGATCAGTCCGAGGCCGCGGATGTTGGTTTCCTCACCGGTCAGCTTGTTCAGGTCCGCGATCTGTTTGACCATGTCGCCGAGTGCGCTGCCTGACAGCCGCAGGCTTGACACGGCAGAGCCGGCGATGTTGCCGAGTTCCTCTTGAGTTGCCGCCGTGGTGGTCGAGACGGCCGCCACCTGATCGGTGATCGACTTGAGCTCATCACCAATCTTTCCAGTTTTGGCGGTGATGTTGTCTGAGACGTTGTCCCACATCGCGCCCATGTCGTAAAACTGTTTACCCACGGCGACGGCGGCGACACCGAGACCGGCAACTCCGGCGATGGCGCCACCGGCGGCGAGGCCGACACCGCCGAACTTGGCGGCCAGAGTATCCGCAGAGGAGATGACACCACCGAAACGAGTGCCAGCGGACAGGTTGGCCAGGGTGGTGATGAATCCGCCGGCGGAGGTGTTGGCCACTTCGTAGGCGCGGGCGGTCTCCCTGGTGGAGCGGATGATGTCGCGCTGAACCTTCTCAACCCGCTCGGCCTGGGCGATCTTCTGCGCCTCGGTGGCGTTGCCCTTGGCGTTGACGCTGTTGAGTTTCTCCTGCTCAACGCGCAGCCGACCGGTCAGATCAGCGAGTTTGTCGACCTGCTTGGCCACAGCGGGCGACTTCTCAATGCCGGTCGCCAGAGCTTTGGAGAAGTCCTCGCCGGCCTTCATGCCCGAGACGGCGAAGTGTTTCTCAATCAGTGTGGAGGAGGATCGCAGAGCGGCTTCGTTGGGCTTGGTTACGAGGTCAAGAACGATGGCCATTTACTGCTCCTTTCCTCGTAGCTGCTGCAGGTTCTCGTCATGCTTGCGGCGCCGGAAGTCATCGGTGGCTTCGTCGTCGGCGATCTGCCACGGCGACTTGATCAGTGTCGGCATGTAGCCTTTGCCGTCGGCCCGGGACAGAGCGACTTCGTTGATCATCCGAGCTTCTCGGTATTCCGCTGATGACCAGTCTCCGCCGCGCAATGCCCATGTCTTGAACAGTGATTCCTCGGGCAGTCCGTCGATGAGTGTGAGAAGGCGTCGTGATGACATGTCGCCGTGCAGCCAGTCCGCGATGTTGACGTGGTAGTAGCGTTGTAGGTCGGCTTCTAGTTCTCGGCCGTACCAGATCCAGACGGCGAGCGCGTCAGTCGCTTTTGGAATCTCCGCGCTGATCTCGATTCTTTCTCCACTGGGAGAACTCATCGTCCATCTGCGCCATGATCATCGACACCAAGCCGTAGGTGCCGCCGGCCGCCTCAAACCGTTTCGCCTTGTCTTCTCCCCAGAGGGCGGCGAGGTATCGGGTCTCAAACGATGGGCTTACCGGTTTGCCGTTCTTGCGGTGCGGGGTCACCAGCTGTTTGTCGGTGAGTGGTTCGTTGGTGCCCGGGTGGACGATGATCTCGTTGGTGAGAGGGTTGCGCACCTCGACGTCTTCGTGGTCGAGTGTTTTGAGCCAGTCGTCCAGCTTTGCCATTTCGGCGCTCTGCTCGGGAGTCCAGAGCACTTTGGCTCGGACCTCGAACACTTCTCCGTCGACCTCAATCTCTCGGCGTCCGTCAAACCCGAAGTACTGAGTGACCTGGGTGATGGCCTCTTCAAGTGAGAGTCTACGTCGTGTAGTCGCTTCGTCGTGGATAGACATGGGGGGCTGTGTTCCTTTCGGGCTGTGATGGTGGGCTTAGTTTGGTCGTGCGGGTGTGGCCCGCCGGAGTGAGTGCGCCAGCCCACCAAGAGCACCGTTTGTGCGGTTGCCCCAGGAAACACACTCACCCCGGCGGGGGTTTGTTACGACGTGGTGATGCTGTTTGACACCGCCGACGTCGCAGCCTGCGATCCGGCCGCCGTAGCGGTGACGCGGAAGGTGTAGGCGGTGGCCGTCGTCAGACCGCTGACGGTGACGGTGACCGTCGAGCCGGACACCGTCGGGCTGCCCGACACGGTCGCCGCGGTCCACGCACCGGCGCCGGTCTTGCGCTCCACGGTGTAGGTGAAGGCATCGGGCTGCGGATCGTTGGACAGGCGCGGCTTGGTGAAGGTGACCGTCGCGGTCGTCGCCGACGCGGACGTGGCGACCGGGGTGCTTGCCCAGATGACTGACCCGGCCAGCGAACGCCAGCCCGATCCCTCGCGGACGATGTAGATCGGCGCGTCGACGAACGGGCAGATCAGAGCACCGTAGGTCAGTTCAAGATCGTCGGGGTCTTTGCGGTTGAGCTGGGTTGCGCCGACCTTCTTGCGCGAGACACGCGGGAAGACGTAGGCGAACCGGTTGTTACCGTCCTCGGCGAGGGCGATGATCTGCCGCTCGATGAGGTCAGACTCGCTCGGCTTGGTCACGGTGTAGCCGGGGGATCCGGCGTCGCCGAGGCCGGCCAGGGCCAGGTCGAAGCGCAGTGCGTCGACGACCGGGTTGGACTCGCGGCAGGTGAACATGATCTCGTCGTTCTCATCGGTGATGTCGTAGCGCTGGGCGCGGCGCGCCTGAGCGACCTTGACACCCTCAACGCTGACGTCGGGGGTGAGTTTGATGCCGTCGTCCTTGAGGGCGCCGACGTCGTAGAACTGGCCGCCGGAGAAGCTCGGGTCGAGCAGGTCGGTGCGGTAGAGGCCGTCGGTCGCATACGGGGTGAAGAGCCCGTTGGTGTTGAGACCCGCGGCGGAGTCGCGGAGGTTGGTGGCAGCGCCGTTGTAGTCCCTGATCAAGATGTTGGTGATCAGACCCTTACGGATGCCGAGCGGGTTCCAAGTGGCGCCGTATACGGCGTTCCACTCCGAACCAGTTGATTGCAGGGCCATGCCTGTTGTTTCCTTTCGTGGGAAATGCCCTGCGGCAAGGCAAGGGCGGACCACCCGACCGGATTCTGGTTCGGGTTCTTATTGAGGGGCGGTGGGCTGGAAGTCTTTAGTAGGTGAGGCGGATGTCGATGCTGTAGCGGGCGGTGAACCGTGACACCGGTGCAGCCTCGGTGAACTGCAGCCAGATCGGGCGCTGCGAGGTGGTTACGGCATCTGCGAAGACCACTTTTCCGCTGGAGAGGGTGACGCGCTGCTGCGCGGCCAGCGGCGGCCCGAGGCGCAGCATCCGCTCATGGGTGCGCAATGCTTCGGCTTCGGCTTGATCAAAGGTGGCGGCGAAGGTGTCAACCTGATAGATGCCGCTGTCGGTGACCTTGTCGTCACTGCCGGCCACAATTTGCACCAGCCGAAACGGCAGCGGATCGCCCGGTCCTCGAGAGGCTCCGACGTCGCCGAGCGGGGTGAGCCACTGAACGACCAGTTCAATTCCGGAGATCATTCTTTGATCGGACTTTCATCGCCGCCGAACTTCGCCGCGGTCTTGGCGCGCGGCGCGAACGCCGGGGTCTCGGTGTTTCCGTCCACGGTGACTCCCAAGCTGGGCACGAATCGTTTGCCGCCTTCGTCGACGCCGGTTCCGTATTCAATCCAGTGTGCTTTGAAGTCGGTCGCCTCAATGCGGCGAACGGGAAATCCGTTGACGGGTTTGCGTTTGACCACTTTGATTGAGGCGGCGTAGTCGCCTTTGTCGACCGGCGAGATTGAGCGCCAGTAGTCGCGAACTTCAACAGCGTATTTGTCGACACTGTCCTCAAGCTCGGACTGTTTGACGGCCAGTGCGAGGATCTGTCGGGCGATTTCGTCGGCGGAGCTGCTCATGCGATCTGCTTCTTCAGCTCGAGGCAGATGTGGTCGGTGCGTCCGGCCAGGTCGACGCCGGGCTTGGCGCCGAGCACCTGAAAGGTCATCGTGTTGTAGATGATCTCCGATTTGGTGTCGACGGTCAGTGCGGCGGGCACCGGCGGCAGGTAGCACTTCCACATCTCAGTCTCGACGTCGGTCAGTCCTACCGACTCGGCAACACTGAGGGGCTGCATGGAGCAGCCGTTGACTGGGGTGTCGACGGGGGTGCGGGTGGGGGCGTTGAATCGGTCTCTCCCGCCGGCCGTGTAGGTGCGGATCGTCACCGTTTGGCCGCCGAGCATCAGCGGGCAACCGTGACGAGCCGGTAGGGGGCGAGCAGGGTCTCGTCGATGAAGCCGGACTGCATGAGAGTGACCGCCCAGTCGGATTCGACGTCGCCGATTTTGCGCCGCGTGTTGGAGAACGGGTTGGCCAGGTAGGCGGCGGCGGCTTTGATGACGGCATCGACGATGGGCTGTGGAGGATCCACATAGCCGTGGGTGTAGGTGACGCGCAGCGACTTGGGCTCGCTCGGCCACGACGGGGTCTCTGACACCAGAGTGCCGGGCTGGCCGGTGGTGTCATAGATGAGGCCGTCGGCGGTCCAGCGGTAGTTGGTGAGGGTCTGCCATGAAGTGCTGCCGCTGGTGTCACGCATGTAGGCCTCGACGGTGCTGACTGCGGTGACGGGCGGGTTGGGCAGTTGCGCTGATTTCTGGACCGGGAACGGGTCGACGAGGATGACGTCGTTGGCGTGATAGGTGAAGTCACGCTCGCAGTACGCCTCGACGGCGCCGCCAGCCCAAGAGAGGGCAGCGGTGACATCGGCGTCGGTGGCGGTCCCTTTCAGGAACGCCGGCATCTGCGAGTAGCTGACGTAAATCACGCCGTTTCGACATCCTCAGTGTCGGCGGTGACGACCTTCTTCTTGGTCGTTTTCGCCTCAGGCTCAGAAGCGTCGTCGGCGACAACCTCATGGGCGCCAACGGTGGCTGCTCGCGACAGTTCGTAGTCGCTGATGCTGCTGGTGTTCGACATTGCGGACTCCTTGGTGGGCCGGGGCGGATCGGGCCGCGCAGGGGCTGGTCTGCGCGGCCCGCTTACCGCGGGGTGAGGGTTAGGACTTGTTCTGCAGAGCGATCAGCTCGAACAGTTCCGGACGCTCAATCATCAGACCAACGCGGGTTTCGGCCCGAGCAGTCCAGAGGTTCTGCTCGAAGTCGGTGCCGTTGGTGTTGGTGACGTTGACCTGCAGACCGGAGCGGCGCAGCACGGAGCCGCCCTCGGCGAAGTCGCCGACGAGGATGTAGCCGGCCGGGATCGCCGGAGTCGAGACGACCTTCTTGCCCCAGAGGGTCAGGCCGGGATCGAGTGCTCCGGTGGACTCGTTGACCGCTCCGCCGTAGGAGTAGCCGAAGAAGGATCCGCCCAGATACTGCCCGGCCGAATCTTTGGATTGCCTAACTGTGAGCCAGTCGGACGGGTTCATGACGATCGCATCCGGCTCGAAGAACGTCGTCGTCCGGATGTCGGTGACCGCCTGCAGGATGCCCTCGGCGATCTGCACGCCGGTCGGCGCCGAGCCGGTCGAGCCGGTGCCGATAACGGCGCGGCCCGGGGTGACCGAGCTGATGGTGTTCGATCCGGCGCCGCCGCCGACCGTGCCCGAAGCCGGGACCACGAGGTTGGTGACCGCCGAGATCGACTGCGGTGCGGTGAAGCCGGTCGAGCGGTTGAGCAGGCCGTTGACGCCGGGGGCGCCGCTGCCTGCCAGCAGCTCAACTTCTTCCTTGCGAATCACACCCTGCGCAAGGCGGGTCTGGATCAGGCTCCAGAACGCCGGCGCGTCGGCCACAAGCTCATCGGTGATGCGCGCCAAAGCCGCCACCTTCCCCACGACCTCGGTGTAGCGGGTCAGGGAGTTGGTGCTCGTCGGCTTCGTCTCGCCTTCCTTCACCTTCGCGGCGCCATTGGTCCACGACGCCTCACGAACGTAGGTAACGACCGGGCTGGACACCGGGAGGGTGGGGAACAGCGCGGCGATGGCGTTGGGGTAGAAGCGCAGCTCGGTTATCCCGGGCACGAACTCCGGAACGATCGCCGGGCCGGCGGCGCCACCGTAGAAGTAGCCGGACAGTGCCGACGGTGCGGTGGTGCCCGACGCCGAATCGCCCATCAGGCCGGTGACGCCCTGCGTCTTGAATCCGAGCTCGAAGTCGATCGAGTCGCGCTGGCGGCCCATGGCCGCGGACTTGATGCGGTCGTAGGCGGCAGCCGACGCCGACTTGGCGACCTGCTCCTCGGACTGGGGGGCGATGGTCATCTCGGCGGCACCGGCCAGACGCGATGCTTGGTCGTAGGCCTTCATCGCGGTCTCGATCTCGGCGTTGCGGGCCTCAATGTTGTCCATGTACTGGCCGAACTCCGCGGCGGTCAGCTCGCCCTTCTCAAAGGCGGACGACTTGGTGCGGACCTCGTTGGCCAGTTCGTTGGCCTGCTGGCGCAGACCTTCACGAGTGGTCATGGTGGTGTTACTCCTTAACGTGTTGATGTTTTGTTCAGCAGGAATGCGAGCGAACGCGCCCGCAGTGCAACCACGTCAGCGGAGTCCTCGGCGGCGGCGGCGGCATCAGCGGCGGCTGCGGCGGATTTCTCGGCGGACAGTGCTCCGGCTTGCACAGGACCGGACATCTCTTCCTCTTCGGTCTCGGAGTCATCCGGATCGGGGATGCCGAGAGTCTCGAGAAGCTCATCAATGGCGGGGCCGACGCCGAACAGCATCGACAGCGCCTGGGCGACCTCGGGCGGCAGCGCCGTCATGTCGCAATCCACGCACAGCGCTTGGGCCTGATCGAGGATGGCGTCGATACCGGCCAGCACCGTGCGAGGGTCGATCGCCTCGTCGTCGAGCAGGCCGGCGGCTTTGACGGCTTTGTAGCCGCCGGCGCACATCGCGCCGAGCGCGACGGCGGCGTCGTGGATGTTCTGCTCATGGCTTGCCGCGGCGGCTTTGGATCCGACGATCACGGCGTCTCGGTTGGAGGGGATCGCCACGATGCCGACGTTGAGCAGCTCTCGGCGCGGTTCGCCGCTCTTCTTGCTCTTGTCAGTCATGAACGCCACCGACACGGTGCGGATGTGACCCTCGTTGATCAGGGTGCGGGTCTCCTGGGCCTGCGGGGTGGAGGCGAACCGTGCCTCGATCATGAGGCGGCCGTCAGCGTCGAAGTAGGGCCGGGCCGAGCCTACGGTGCCGCGCACGCTCATCTCGTGGTCGATGTCGATGGTGATGTGGTCGGGCAGCGGCTCGATCCATTCCTTCTTGGCGAGCATGTCGCCGTCGCGGTCCAGCGACGGTGTTGAGGCGACTGCGGTGAATCCGCCGTGCGGGAATGCCGCCGAGTCGTCGATCGCCGACTCGACGGTGGCGGTCATGGTCTTCATCTCAATGTCATTCATGGTCTTGTCCTCGGATTGCAGGATGGTGTCGGTCCACGATGCGGCGGGATCGCCGCCCCAAGCCGCCCATGCGACCCGGCCGGGTGAGGGGTAGCCGTCTTCGCCCGGCGACCAGCCGGCGCCCTTCTTGTCGCTCTGATGGCGGGCGAGATAGTTGGCGATGCGCCCGATGGTCTCTCGGGACACCGCTGCGCCGCGGGCCAGATCGGCGGCACGTTTGCGGCCGGTGTCGGTGAAGCCAGACCCGGCGTGGCCGTCGGCGATCCACTTCAGTGCCCGCCTGGCTTCGGCGCGCACTCCCTCAGGTGGGGTGTAGGTGCTGCTCACGCGATCTGCCGCTCAATGATCAGCTCGCAGGCGGCTTTGATGGCGTGCTCGTCGTGCGGGCATTTCTCGAGCAGATGTTTGGCGGCATCGTGCAAAGACTTGCCGCGGCCAATCAGGCCGCCGATGTCGCGGACATACTTGGCGGCCTGAGTGGACGGCGATTCCTCGAGCGCCGGCTGTGCCGGTGTGGCTCCTGAGGGGGTCGATCCCAGCGGCTGGATGGCGGAGTTGGCGTAGAGCCGGTCGGCGATCTCGCCGGTGTCATCCAGGTCGAACATGGTGCGGGCCTCTTTGGGCTTCATGATGCCTGCGGTGACCAGGCGGGCGGTGGCGTCGGCGCGTTTGTCGAAGTCGCCGCGCAGCACATCGGAGGTGTTGAATCGGGCCACGGTCTGCTCGGTGAACTCACCGGCGACGTACCAGTTGAGCACCGACTCAAGGAATGAGATCCGCGGCATCAGGGAGTCGCGGTACACCGAGCGGAGGTTCTCTTCCACGTTGGAGTAGGTGCCGTGATCGAGGATGTGCACGGCGGTCGGCGGCAGATCAAAGACCGCACAAACCTCCTCACGATTTAACTTCCGCGCCTCGATGTACTGCATCTCCTCGGCCGACAGCTGCATCGGTGTCGCTTTGAGATCGTCCTCGAGCACGACGATGCCGCCGGCGTTGGAGGATCCGCCTGCGGTGGCTCGGAAGGCGTCCTGCAGGCGCTGACGCCCATCGGGGCCGAGTTTCTTCTCGGTCTGCAGCACCATGGACGGTCGGCCCATATTGCGCCACCACGAGGCTGTGGCTCGCCGGGCGGAGTCTTCACTCATCAGGGTCGCCTTGAGCGACTCAAGTTTTGACATGCCGCGCATCGTGCCGTAGGGGTCAAACGTGCGAAACGGTACGACGTCGTCGCCGGCGAACTCTTCGTTCGGGTGGCCGAGGAACTGGTAGTTGATGGTGCCGTCGGAGTTACGGTGGATCTTGGTTTGCGCCGGGTGCATCGGGATCAGGCCGATGATGCGCCGGTTGGTGTCGCGCACCTTGATCAGGTAGGCCTCACCGTTGATCTCCAGTGTGGCCGCGATCCACAGCCAGAAGCTGTACTGATCCATATCGGGGCACGGCTTGGCCATCAGTTTGGCGAAGCCGCCACCGGAGTCCACCGAGCGCTGCCCGGGTGTCGACTCATCCCAGACGTTCACTCCGAGGCGTGCGACGAGGTGAGCGATCTTGTCGACGACGGTGCGCACCCACGGCTGGCGTTGGTAGAGCTGGGCGTAGGTGGCGAAGCTGGTCTCAAGCTCGATCCCGGTGCGGGGAACGAAGTAGGAGTTGTAGAACTGGGGCGCTATTTCGGCGAACGCTTGCGGCGCCAGCGGGCGGACTTGGCCGCTTGAGAGGATCACGACTGAAGCTCCTGCATATAGGCGACGTTGGAGCGGTCAATGATCACGCGGCCCGGTATGTCGTCGACTGTTTCGCCCGGCTTGGACGGCACGGTGGTGCACGCCTCAAAGATGTAGACCGCGGCGTCGGCTTCGGTGAGGACACCGGAGAAGGATCCCTCACCTGATTTGAGGGTGACGGCGAACCGGTGACGGATTACGCCTCTGACCAGCGAGTTTCGGCGCATTTCACCACCTTTAAGTAAGAACGGAAAGTAAGTCTCTCTACAGGACCAGCACGTCGTCGGTGGCGTAGATACTCACCGGGTCGCGGCTGTCCTCCGCCCACGCCGCCTGAAAACACGCCACCAGCGGGCTGGCATCAACCGGCGAGTTCTTCCGGTCAATCACCCACGAGTCACCGATCACCTTCGCCCGCGCCGACTCCGCCGCAGCATCAAGCACCGGAGCCGAACGGTGCATCATGTCACCACGAGTGATCGCGTCAAAGGCGTCGCCGTAAGCCTTGGTCAGATCCGATCCGCCGAGCTCAACGACAGTGATACCGGCATCGCGCAGCGGCTCAATGTAGCCCGACGCCGGCGCGCCTCGGGCTTGGATCACCACGCCGGCGAACCGGTCGCGGCGCTCCTCAAACCACGGCAGAATCCAGTCAGTGCCACGCTCAGCCGCAATGACCTCAACATGCAGACGGCCATCAGGGCGGCGAGCCGCCACACCGACGTAGCCCTTCGTGCGGGCGAAGTTGATATCCAGCGAGGCATACACCGGGGCGTCGGCGGCACGCGCCGACTCCTCATCGGTAGTCCTTGACCACGCCTCAGCAGGGATCACACCAGGCTCAAGAGCATCAACCCACTGGCACAGATGCTCGGTGCGGAATCCGGCGACGTTGTCGTGCATCGCCTCAGCTCGGCCAACCATACTGTCCGCATCGAACAGATATCCCATGGCAGGATTGGCCATCGGCCAATAGGTGCGATCCATCGGATCCACGTCATCAGGTGCCGACCACTCGAACAGGCCGGTGCGGGTGTCGGCGGTGGCACCGGTAGTGATCTTCTGCATCGCACCATCGCGCAGCGAGCGCAGCACGACGCTGGTGGCGTCGCCGGCGTTGGAGGTGCACACCACCAGCGACCGAGGCCTAGCGGTCGTCGTCGGGACGATCGCGTTCCACGCCTCCCAGTTCTGATGCTCACGCAGCTCATCAAGCAGCGCCAGATCCACCGACAGTGACCGGCCGCCTCGTCGGGTCGACACCGCGGCCCGCCACTCCCGGCCACCGGACAGCACGAGCCGGAACTTGCCGTTCGTCTGACTGAACTTCTCAAACTCGCAGTTCAGGACCGGATTGTTCTTGACGTCGTCAACGGCCTGGGTCAGAGTGTTCTCGGCGAACTCCAAATTCTGCGCACTGATCAGCACCTGCTTGGCGCCGTCGACGAACAGCCGCCACAGGCCGAGGCCTTTGAGCCACTGAGTCTTGCCCGACTGCCTGGCCACGAGCACGACGATCGTGGTGAACCTGTAAGAGTCAAAGCTGTCAGGTCCGGCGCCGGAGTTGGGGTCACGCTCCAGTGCGTGGATGTAGAGCCAGCGCTGCCAGGGCAGCAGTTCCCAGCCGAGCACTTTCTCAATGAACTCGATGCAGTCGTATCCCCAGCTGGTCTGCGGGGTCAGTTCCCGGGCCGGCGGGGTGAAGATCCGCGGCTCGGTCGACCCTTTAAGCGCCGGATCGGCGAGCGCGGAGTTTGGCGAGCTCATCCTCACCTCGTGCAGGCTTGACGGCCGCGGCGCCCGCGCCCAGGCCGAACAGCTCGCCTTGCTGCTGCAGCAGTCGGCGGCACAGTTCGCCGGAGCGGTGATCGCCGGCCATGGCATCAGGCCAAAACGACTCAATGAGCAGCTCAAGGCGCCGTTTGTGGGCCTCAAGGGGATCCGGTGGCGCTTTGGCGCGGCTTCTGCTGGTCACGACGCTCCTAACGGGCTGGGATAGGACTATTTTGAGCTCGGGGGGAGATGCCTAC